AAGGCTGAAATTACATAATTAATATCATCTTGTTCTTCAACTTGAATAACTCTAAATAACTGAGTTTGCAAAGTTGTACTAGATATTAAATAAGGTGAGTTTACATTTGGTGCGGAAGTAAAAGCAGAAGCAGTTGTACCATCAGGTTTTGTAACGCTGTTAACTGTGATTACTGCACCTGTAAAATCAGATATTGAACCTGTTTCAACTGTTCCATCAGATAAGATCACACTTATAGTTGGATTGTCATTTAGTACTGGTAAACCTGTTTGTTCAAGTGCATCAATAGTAATTGTTGTGGTTGTTGCAGATACAACTCGACCACCTCTTCTAGCTCCTGCTCTTACTGGATCGTTTATTTCAATAACCGAACCAGGTCTTACAACAATTCCTGCATCTATTGAAGCTGAAAATGTGACTGTTTCACTTTCATTTTGTTCAGCAAAAAGAATTGCACGGCCCAATCTTGCAGCTTGATTACGAGATGTACAAGCAAATGCTTTTACTTGTTTTGTAATAACTCCTAATTTACTTATAGCAGTGCTATCTTCTACAACTTCAAAATCTACTTCTTTTGAATCCATGTTGAAATAGCTTACAGAAACAACACTATGTCTAGTTTTTAAACTACTTCCTGAGTAAGCAAATCCACCTTCTCCTACATTGGCTAGATTAAATAAATAACTAGCTGTTGTTGGTTTATCCTGAGATAAAGTTATACCGCCAGCAGACCATATCGGCATACATCTCATAACACCAGCTAAATCATTTATAGCTGCAAATGCTTCTTTAGGACTTTGAATATTCACGTTACAACTGAATCTAGCTTCTTTTGTACCTGACCCTGTTCCATCATCTACCTCTTCATTTGCATATTTACTGGCAGCTACAAAACTAAATAAATCTAAATTACTATCAGTAACATGATTTCCTAACCCATACCTAGTGTTTGTGAGCAAATCTAGCAAGCACATCGCAGGGCAATTTGTATAAACAGCAGCACCCATGACTCCATTAAAAATATATCCACTTGGGTACACTATCCTACCCGTAGCATTGTCCACACTTGGAGTACCAGAACTAGATGCTCCTGCTCCTGGTATTCTTACTTTGACTCCTCTAATACGATATTTTCTTGTAGGAATACGATTAAACTGTTTACTGTCTAAACGAAGAGCAACATAAGCACTGTTGGCATAAGTCGAACTATTATCTATGACTTCTTGAAAACTGGTAAATTGAAAAGCATTTACTCTTGCTGCGTCTGTGCTATCTGCTGTTACACGCACAACTCTTATGTCTACAGTTGTAAACCCACTTGTTAATTCTATTCTGTGATCTCTAGCATAAGCGTCTGCTGTTCTTCCACTAACAGAAGCAGTTACTTTATCTACAAATCCACCTGAATCATGCTGAATCTGTATTTTGTAATCAACAGTATCTCCTCTAATATCTCCATCATCTTCAGCTACCTGTATTTGAGGCCAAGTTAAAGTAACAATTACTGCATCTACATCTGTATTTGTAATCTGTCTAGTAACAGGAGCAGAAGTAGTTACCTCAACTGCAACGGCAGTAGGTGATCTACTTTCAGCAGGAATACCACTCATCGCAGTTTGGTTTGACGTTCCAAACTTTGATTTAAAAGTTACATCTTGAAAATTAAAATCAGTATCAGCAGGACTAGCACTTGTAGCATCGGCAGTAAGAATAGGTGTGTCATCAAGAAACACATCTTTTAAACTTGCATTATCGTACGCAGTTGTTCCTTTTGTAAGACCTTCTTTTGATGCACTTGCAAAACCTTCTATCTCACCTTCAGATATTAAATCTTGAATAGTAGCAAAACTTCTACTATGTAAAGTATCAGGAGCACGATAAGGAGGTGGGGGTGGTTTTGGTGGACCTCCACCAGCACCTTTAATAAGTTTAGTTTTGTCTGTCATGCTTCTACCTGATTAGTGTCAATCGCTGCACTTATTACAACACTTCCTGTAATTATTTCACCATAAACTATTGGAACGGGAGTACCAGCCCTTGATGTATTTTGTACTCCACTGAAGTTAAAAGATAATTGTGGATCTTCTTCTGAATTAAATTTTTGTGGTTCTGGTAACGGAAAAAGCATTTCACTTACACCCATTATCGTTAGACCAACTCCAATGTTCATCGCTAAATTTCCAAAAAAACCTAGTTTAAAACCCTCCTGAGCAAAGAAAGCACTAAACCCTCCTCCAGATATAATTGCCCCTGTAATTAAAAGTGCTCCTAATAACACTTTTCCTAAACCACCTCTACCAGCACCAGCAATTACTGGAACGAAATGAATATCTTCTTGTCCAACAGGATAAGCCAATTCATCCGTACCAATATCATCATCTCCCACTTTTACCTGATAATATTTTGGACTCATATACGCTTCTAGCCCTTCAAAATTATGAATTAAAAAACTAACAGCTTGAGCTACATTATCAACTTTCACTTCGAACTCTTTATGTCCGACAAACTCTGCTAATTGTCCATACAGTTTTACTTTACGAAGCATAACGATACCTCTTTCCCGTACATTTTAGCAACCATTCAGAGTAAGGCTCTCTACAAGATAGTCTATCGGTTAAATGATGAATAACATCACCTTCAAAAAATAATGCTACATGATTTAAAGTTGGGTGCAAAATGCTCATAAGAAGTACATCTCCATCTTGTAATTTTTCTTCAGGTCTAAGTTCTCTAAAATTAGTTTGCCAAGCACAGTCCTCAAATAATGGCTTATTGTTAAACTCCTCTAATGTTGTAGGTCTTTCCCAATCTCTAAGTTCAATATTTCTTTCTTCTTTATACCAATCCCTAACCAGACTCCAACAATCTGTAATACCCCAAACCCACTGACGGCCTAGTAAAGGTGGTTTGTACCCGCATGGTTCTAAATATGCCCATTGTTCTGTTTTTGGATTGACAATATACCAAGGTAAATTACTATCCTCACAGCTAATTTTATCTGCCTGACTAGGATCAGGTGGGGTGATGGGGTGACTGTGAACGACTCCAACTATTTCTCCAGTATTATCTGCTTTTACATAATCTTCTGGGTCGATAATAAAGCATTGATGCTCTGTCATCGAAAGATTGCGACAAGGGTAGTATCTTTCTTTACCTTTTACATTTAAAAGTAAACCGCAAGACTCTTTAGGATCTTCTCGTTGAGCATGAAGTAATGCTTTATATTTCCAAGTCATTGAACAAACGTACCGATAGAAGGAAAAACTGAGCGAGTGCATTGACGACCTGGAATCCGAACTCCTGCAAGATCAGTTGGAGCAGCAAGTTCAAATTCAACAACTTCTCTAGTTTCTGTTGCTTTACGATCCACTACATATATTTCTTGAGGAAACTCCGCATTAGGATCAGCAGTTGCATTTGTTCCGTCAGCAAAATTAGCAGCATCAAGAAATTTAGCTAGTGTTCTTATTCTTGTTACTGTAGCTCCTGTTAAATCATTACCAGTTGTTGTTTCATTCACTGACAAAAGTATTGCTGAAATTAATCCTGTAGCATTGCTAATCGTTATTTTTGGTCTTGGTAATTGTCCTTTTTGAAAAGCAAAGCCTGTTGCCTGTATCGGAAATCTAAGATAAGCATTACCATCCCAAACTATTTCACCATTTGCATTTAAATTACTGCCAGCATGAAATCTGTAGATTGTATTCGCACCATGCAATGAAGTAGATAGCTGAAGAGTAAATAATTCAATAATTGCTGATGGATTTATTGACTGTAAATTACTAAATACTGCTGAGTTTACTGACATTAGGAAGCTGGCTCAAATACTTGTCTGAAAGTAGCTTGAATAGTAGCTCTATTATTAAATGGTATTGATTTACTCCACGTTTCGCAAACAAATTGAGAAGAAGAACTTTCTCCTGGAGGAGTAAAGGTAAAGCTATCACTGTCGTTTGCTCTAGCATCAAGAAAGGTTTCTATTTCATCTGATTCTGTCTCTGAAACTTCAAAAGTAAGGTTAAAAACTTTTGGATTTTGATGCTGTGCTAAACCAAATAAAAGTCTATGCTCATACCCATCAGCAAAACGAACAGTCCTAGTATTTGGTGCGGACCTTTTCTGCTGCCCATATTTAGGTTTTATTGAGGGAAACGTAGCCATTATGCAAGTAATCCTCCTGGTCTTTTCTGCTGTATTAATTCAGATTGTACTGCAACTGATATAAGACGGCCAAGTTCTCTACTGTTATCTTCATCACCTTGAACTGAAGAACCAGAAGCATCTACATTTACTACTACAGTCGTTCCACCAAGAGCATGATTTGGTGTAACTGTACCTGTAACTCCTGGTGTAAATAATTCTGGTCCACGTTCTCCTACTAAATGAGTTCGTCCAGCCTTAGCTATACCTCCATTAGCTAAAGGCAACCCAAAGTTTTGATCGTCAAAATCTCTACCAA